TAGCTGTCGTGGCTAATACTATACAGTCTGCTAGGAATAGTGTTTCTAGCTCCATACGTGGCTCTGGTGGAACGAATACAACCTCATCAGTATCCTCGGTTACAAACAGCGTAAGTGGGTCTTCCGGGTCTTCTATGTCTTCTACCGGTGGGATAAGTACAACAAACTCTCCAAGTATTTCAGACCAAGTTGTGTCTGCATCTGCACAAAATCAACAAGTGTTGTCTATGAGTTCAGACGTAGATACTTCTTCAGGTAGTGTAACTATTAATATGATGCCTGACTTAGATGGTACTCCACAAGTTGCAATGGTAGATGTACAAGTACAAGACATGCAAGGAGAGATTGATACAGCTATCTCAGGAGTTATGACAGCTAGTGAAGCTGACCAAATTGCAGACCAGATTGTTGCTCAAAATATTCAGGAGCAGCAAGAGCAAGCTGAAACAGAGCAACAAGAAACTGGACAATACTCTGACGAGTCAACTCTTGTAGCTTATTTAGGATACGTTGTAGGCTTTGATGCCTATAGACAGGTACAGATTCCTCAACAGGAAACATGGTATGAATCTCGGGTTATTTATGCTAGTGCTTCAATCGATGATAATACGCAAGCCTTTTATGGGTTAGCTACTTCTAGTTTAAATAAAATGGGAGACATGATTAACATGCAACCACCTTTATAAACTTTATGGCTAAAAGCAAAACACCTAAACAGGCAGCAGAGACCCCTGAAGAATTAATAGAAAATATAAAAGAGATTTGGAAACAACACAATAAACGGAGAAAACAAGATGGAATGGTTTGAAAATAAAACTACACAACTGATAGCTTTAGTAGGCATTGTCGGAACTCTAGCAGGGTTTGGATATACTGGAGCAACATATGTAAATAGGTTAGAGAACCTTGAAGCTGAGATAGGTGGAATAGGTGATACTGAAGCAGCACAAAAAATAATCGAAGAAAGATTTGCAGCAATTGAAACTTCTGTAACTTACTTAGAAAAGCAAATTGATGGGATTGTTATCCCTGACCATAGCCAACACTTTACAGAGCTAACAACAAGTTTAGCGACTTTGAAAGCAGAAGTAAAAAGCTTGCAAGAAGAAAATAAAAATCCTCTAGCTAACTAAAATACTGCATCCAGTTCAGTTTCTATATTTTTATGTAGAGGTTCTAAAGCAGTCCTTGCTTCTTCGATTGCTTTGAGAATAACTAGCCTGTCTTCTTTATGGAAGAGGTCTATGTACTCAACCGGGAATGCGCTGAGTTCAGTTACTAATTTATTTTCAGAGTCAATACAAAGCTTCCAACTTATTAGGTTAGCTTCCCTCGACCTTTTGTTCTTCTTCATTTTTAATTTCGTTAAATGTTACGAGGTTTTGTTTACCTCTGAGTCCGGCTTTCATGTAAGACGTAGCTCGTCCTTCAAAGAAGTTCTGATGTTCAACTCCCATTACTTCGTCAATCCATCCAAGAGGATTATCCTTTTGTCCAAAGTTTGTTTTTAGCCCTAGTTGTAGTAGCCTTCTATCTGCAATGTAACGATTATAAGCATACATGTCTTTCTTTGTGAGCCCTTCAATGTTACCCATATCAAACACCAAGTCTAAAAACTTATCTTCTAGTTCTACCATCTTTCTACAGATGTCATACAGTTCTTTCTTAAAGTCATCTGTCCAGATATCTAAATGTTCTTGAATAAACTCCCGGAATAGTTTGGTCATTGCTTCTACGTGCATGGATTCATCCCGGATACTATAAGTAACAATCTGTCCCATGCCTTTCATACGTCCAAATCTAGGGAAGTTTAAAAGGATAGCGAAGCTTGAGAACAACTGGAGTCCCTCAGTAAAAGCTGAGTAGACTGCAAGAGTCTTTGCAATGCTTTGTTTATCCTTTAATGTAGGTTTAAACTCTCCTACATAGTCATGCTTGTCTGACATTTCTTCGTACTCTGCAAAGGCTTTGTATTCTATTTCAGGCATGCCAACAGTATCCAATAAAAGACTATAAGCATGTTGATGTATTGACTCCATGTTAGCAAAAGAAGTCATCATCATTCTAGCTTCTGGCTTTCTAAAGATACGCATGTATTTATCTACATACCCAGAACCCACATCTACATCTGATTGCGTAAACAATCTAAAGATTTGAGTTAAAAGATTTTTTTCTTCTTTGCTAAGTTCTTGCCAATCTTTTACGTCATTATGCAAAGGAACAGATTCAGGCATCCAATGCATTTGATTTTGTAGAACATAGTAATCAAACATCCAAGGATATTCGAAGGGTTTATAATGTTCTCTTGTTCCTAATATACTCATTTATTCTCCATTTCTTCAGCATACTTTTTCAGTAGCCATTGGTTAAATTTCTTTTTATATTCTTCTTCTGTGTAGGTTATAGAGAGCGGTGTTTGATTTTCATCACAATGGTCTAACCACATACGTCTACAAAATTGTGTAAAAGTAGACATATTTTGAGATGAATTTTTAGCCCTACTGTCAGTACCTTTTGTCATAGTTTTCTTCAAAATATGGGTCGTGCAGTACAGATTTCAGCCTTTAGGAGCATCTTTTACAATGCTTTTTGCTCTATCATCTAAATCTTCGACTTGAATATTCCAGTGCTTTAAAAGGTCAGTCGTTAAAAATGTTTGATTCCGACCATCATATTTTTCATTAACTGGTCTTACTGCATGTAAGGGACAAGAATGAATAGTGCACGCAGCTACTTGTTGTCTCCAAGTTCCTCTATCTAAATTATCATATGTGCATTCTTTACACATGTTATCAATAGCTTTTTTTAAAATTGTTTTAGTCATAGTCTCTATCCTTCACAAGCAATACAATCCACTTCCTCTAATCTTATACGAGGTATTTTTATATTTACATTCTCTGCGGTTCTAGCAGCATCCGACCTAAAGTAATACAAAGACTTCAACGTATGCATAGCGTACCAATGAACATCATTGACATACTGTAAGTATTCGTCATGTATTTCTTGAGGCTCAGTTGCCTTCGGAAAAACAAAAAACAGATTTACGCTTTGACTTTGACAAACGAACTCCTGTCTTTTGTACGCATGTTCAACTATCCAGATTTGGTTAATCTCATTTGCGGTTTTAAACAATTCCTTTTCTTTATCATCAAGGATATCTAGATGCTGTACAGAGCCTTCATTAGCTGCAATGTCTTTCCAGACCTGCTCAAGCTCTTTAGCTTTTAATCCTTTTTTCTTAAGAAGACTCTCTAGATTTCTATTCTTAACTTGGTAAGAACCCGATAAAGTTTTGTGCGTATATACGTTAGCACGATATGGTTCAATGCTAGGGGAAGTACCGCCACATATAATACTGCTACTGGCATTAGGAGCAACAGCCAAAAGATGAGCGTTACGATGACCGCTACCATGTACATCAGGAGCTTCACCACGTTCTTCGGCAAGTCTTTTAGTAGCATCCACAGCCTTTCCTTTGATGTGTTGGAAAGCTTTGTAGTTAAAGCCAGTTGCGAATATACCCTCGAAAGGAATGCCCTTACGTTGGAGGTAAGCATGGAACCCCATTGCACCCAATCCGATAGACCTCTCTCTGTAAGCTGAGTATGCAGCTTTTGTAAATGATTTTTTATCGGGTTTGACATGATTAGAAAAGCGTTTGTAGTTAGCATTATACTCCCCAATCTCTGATGTGTCAATAGCGTTGTCAATAAAATGCTGTAAAACATTATCAAGCATAGTTACTAGGTCATCAATAAACTGTTCATTTTTAGACCATTCATCAAAGTGTTCTAGATTTACTGAAGAAAGACAACAAACTGCAGTTCTTTCTTCGTTAGTAGGTAGTGTTATTTCAGAACACAGGTTGCTTTGTTTAATCTCTAGTCCTAAATCTTTCTGTGATTTAGGTAAAGCATCATTACAGTTATCTATATTAACCATGTAAGGCTCACCAGTCTCCGCTCTAGCATTAAGTATCTGCCACCATAACTCTCTAGCACTCACTATCTTTACAGCTTCCTTAGTCTTAGGGTCAATCAATCTCCAGTCCTCATCATTCTTTACTGCTTGTAAGAACTCATTCGTTAGATTGATTCCATTGTGTAGATTAAGACACTTACGATTTATATCTCCACCGGATTCTTTACGAATGTTTATAAACTCTTCTATCTCCGGATGGTCAATATCCATGTATGCTGCGTATGACCCTCTACGTGTGATGCCTTGATTGAAGGCTAACATCTGAGAGTCAACAACTTTCATGAATGGTATTGAACCAGTAGAACGACTATTGTTAGCAGTAGCGATGCCATTACTTCTAACACTTCCCCAATATCCACCAATGCCTCCACCTGTACTTGCGAGCCAAATGTTTTCATCATAGTGAGCAGATAAACCATCCCGACTATCAGGTACGTAATTGAGAAAGCAGCTAATAGGTAAACCCCTATTGGTTCCCCCATTGCTAAGAATAGGAGTGCTAAACATGAACCATAGGTCGGAAGAGTAGTTGTAAAGTCTCTGAGCCAATTCAAAATCCGTAGTCCCTTTAAATGTCGCAGCAAATACTGCAGCCCTTGCGAATGCTTCTTGTGCATATGTTTCTCCTTCCTCTTGGTAGAGGTATCTATCTTTAAGTGTATCTAGACTGAAGCGGTCTAGTTTTTTTTCTTTGTTATAATTAATGTTAATACCTAGATAAGGTTTAACTCCTACTTTGTCATCAATCATTTTGTTCCTCGTTGTTTAAGTATAAAGCTATCAATGCGTAGTGCATAATTTTAAGTAAATCTTTTTCTGACTTACCATTCTTTTTACCATATCGCATTGCATATTTCATTATGTTTCCAATACAAAAACCTTCACCATGTCCGGCATCAATAATCATATCTGTTGCCTGATATTTTGAATGAGCATAATGCTCTTTGTACGTATTTTCTACATATTGTTTTAATAAATGTAGATTAATATTCTCGTCAAATTTATAGTCCATATTATTTTATCCATTCTTTAGGGAGCGTGTGCTCACTATACCATTTAAAATCGTTTGCTTCTGCCCATTCAGCGTGGCTTCTTTTTGTACCATCCTTTCTTCTCTTTGCTTGTGGCATAGGAGAACTAGGACTAGAAAACAAAAAGATTAGCTCTTGATTAGGCTTCAAAGACTTACGTATCCAAACATATTTATTGTATTCTTGATAGTCCCAGAATCTACCTTTTGCTTCCAGTAGGTATTCTACACCATCAATCGTCTGTGTAAAGTCCGGTTCGTATTTATGTTCGACAATGTAGTTAATCTTTTCGGAATGATGATTCCAAGATTTAAGAACTGAGTTATGTAATTGATATTCCCACCCGGAGTCATAGCCTTTAGGGACATTCTTTTCTACTGGTCTAACCTTACGTGGTTTCCTATAACCCCTCTTCACTTTGAAAATCCTTTAGGGTTACAGAATCTAAATCCTTGTTTAGTCTCTTTAAGTTTTTATAAAACCATCTCTCGGAGAAAGCTGAAAGCATAAACCTGCGATTAGCATACACATACTTCTGTTCAGGCATGTAGTCTTGAAAGTTATCTATGTTTACTTTTGCTCCCTCTTCATCAGGGATGAGAGACTTAATCCAATCTACTGTAAGAGATTTGGCTTTCTTTCTATATCTTTTTGCTTCTTTACTGTTCATAGTAGTTCTTGTACATTTGGTAGTTTTTCTACCTGAGTTAAATAAACTCTTCCTTTAGCGTAGTTAAATGTTCGGAGCCCCTGCCCATCATTCGCATCCTTATGGCATTCAAATTTATGGGGGCACCACGTACAGTCTCTTGGTAGTTTCATATTACCTGACACTCCATCAGGGATAGGTGGATAGCAATATTCAGGAGGTGTCTTTCTGTTCATAGCCTGTTTAACCTCTTTAATTCTGTGAGTTATATTTGGCTTTTCTAAATCATCCGGAATGAAAACAGTAAGCTCTCCTGTCTCTTTGTTCATCACTAAGAAACCCCCATTGTTTGTCTTCTCTGCTTTTTCATAGCCGGCTAACTGAGACAAGTAACCAAAAGAATCGTTCTGAGCTAACGTACCATCTTTAAACTTTTTAAATGCATAACCTGATGCTGTTTTTACATCAATGACTTCGCCATCTATTACGCTATCCATGTGTCCTTTGATACCTGAGACCGTTACTTCCTTTTGTTCTGATTGAACAACGTGCCCTGCTAACCTAACGAAAAACAAAAGTAAAACCTCAAGTAAATGTCCATACAAAAACTTAATAAAAGTAGGAGCATCTATTTGTTCTCTTTTTTGCTCTGTGTTTAGGTCATACCATAGTCTACGTAAAGGTCTACCGATGTTAGACATACGTAATCCATTCTTAGGTCTATCGATAGGAGTTGCCCAATGTCTAAGAGCATCTTCCATATCCCTTCCAAACTGTTCATACATATCTTCTGGGATATCGATGGCTTCATCCTCATTGAGAACTTCAATGACTCCGTAGATGTCTTCTACTAGGGTATTTAAAGTTTTCTTATTCTTCGTCATCTTTGATTTCCTTAAATGCTTTTATCACGTCCGTAGAAAAAAGCTTTTGTAAATTTACTAGATACATGCGACTAGCATTACCATCGCCACCCGATACAGTTTTAAACGTATCAAGTTTATCTACTATCTTTCTAAGTGTGTCTGTTTTAAAGACTAAAGTACAGTACTCTTCGTCACCGATACACAGGTTATGAAACCAGTAGTCAGACTCTGTAGCTCGGATACCGGAAGGTTTACTCCAACACTCATACTCAATGCAAATATTACCTGTGTTCTGCCATATGTCTCTTTCTGATTTTACTTCTACTTTTTTGTTCGTTAGCATTTTTGCTATCTTTTCTTCCCTGATTTCTCCATAGGTTAAATCTAGGTCAAACTTCTTTCTGTTTTCTTTAGTGGGTTTCATTCCAACTATCTCCTATCTTGTACTCACCGGTAAGTGGGCATCTTAGGTTGTACTCTGTAGATGCTTGTTCTATGCATCTAACTGCTAGGGCTCCTACGTGTTCAGCTTGTTTCTCAGGGACTTCAACTTGCCATTCATCATGGATATTACCTACGATTTTAGCAGGTATAGCTTGTAATTTTAACAGGTCGTCAAAGATAATCAAGGCTTTTTTCATAACAATTGCGCCACCGCCTTGAAGCAAAGTATTGAGAGCAGCATGCTTATGTCTCAACCATATCTTACGACCATCCAATCCTTTTAAGTATCCTTTTGTAGCCGCTCGGTCAACTCGTTCTTTAAGAGCTCTAAATGAAGGCTGACTATCGAGGAAAGATTCTCTAAGTCGTTTACCATCTGCTCTGCTTCCTTGCACGATTGAACCAAGCTTCTCATCTCCTGCTCCGTATATGAGGGCATAGATGAATGTCTTAGCCTTATCTCTTGATTCAAGTCCTGCAGACTTTTGGTTAGCTGTATGTATATCTCCGTTGATAATTTCATTTATGTATTCCTCGTTAGCCATATAGTGTGCTAACATTCTTAATTCTAAACCACTAGCATCTATACCTACTAGCTTATGTCCGTCTGCTACAGTCCAACAGGCTCTACACTCTGTACCAAAAGGAGAATAAACTCCCGGGACTTGAGCCATGTTTGGATTTCTATGAGACATTCTACCTGTAATAGCTCCTGTAGAAATTACATCACCATGCACACGTCCATCATCTTCAACTGCTTCTACCCAAGACTTTACTTGAGCTAAACGCTTTTGATAAAGTAAGAAATCTGCTATGAGTTTTGCTTCCTTGATATGTGTTATTTTCTTTAAAGTATTTTCGTCTACGATTGGTTGTCCTGTAGGAGTAAAACGTGTCGGCTTCCAACCGAACTCAATTAGATATTCGCCTATCTGTTTACGAGAACCAAGATTAAATTCTTGTAGATTTTTTCTCATAAAAGGTTTTGTATCTCTTGTTGTTACTCTAGCATTATATTCTGCTTCGCTCAAGCCGACTTTAGAAAGAGTTCCATCTGCTTTGAGTTTAGGTGTAACCAGTTTATCATCTACCCATTTAGGTTTAAAGGTAGCATGGACTTCTTCAACAGTCTCTTTAATCTTACAGTTCAGGTCAGCAAGAAGAAGCATAGCTTTCTTTTCATCAAACATAAACCCATTCTCTTGTTGTTGTTGAAGAATATATGTGACTTGATGCTCAAGATTGATACTGTCCATTGAAAACCCAACAGATTCTTTCTTGAGTTGTTCAAATAAAACTTTATTTAAAACAACATCTTGTATGCAGTACTTAAGAGTTTCCTTCGTATAGTTAGTGAAGTCTTCTGGAGGAGTAGACTTCGCAACTCCAAGCTTGTTACCCCAGACCGCAAGGGAATGACCTTTCTCCCTTACAGGGTTTAAAAGTCTAGAGAGGACTAGGGTATCAATAACTTTATCTTTATGCCAAAGATTAACTCCATGTAGTTTTTGAATAGCAGGCATATCAAACCCAATGATGTTATGACCAATAAGTTTGTCTGCCTTAGAAAGAAACTCTATACCTTCTTCAATGTTACCATCGATAATATCGAAGGTATATTGTTTATCGTTTTCATCCACAGCCGCAATACAATGTATTTCTGTTGGAGTCAACGAATCTGCTTCTATGTCAAATACTAATTCCATAATTAAAAGGGAACATCCATGTCTGTTAGTTCCGTGTTGAGGAGTTCCGAATCTTCGTACTCAGATAATCTACCCGTATCTTTATCATACACTAAAGCTGTGGCTAAACCAACATCACCTGTGTATCTTGATTTAAGAATACGGAGCCTTGTTGTGCGAGCTTCGAGCTCGTCTTCTGATTGCTGATTTCTTTCTAAAGCTATTACACAATCAGAGAGTTGGGCAATCGCATTGGAGCCTCGTAGATGGGAGAGGCTAACATGGACTCCGTTTTCATGACCCTTATCTCCTGATACTCTACGTAAGTGAGAGACCAAGATAATACCTGCACCTGTTTCCTCAACCAAGCTTCTCAGCCTAGTCATTATGGAATCAATTGCTCTACGTTCATCGCCCTCTGTTGTGGCAGATACGAGCATGTGCAGGTGGTCTACGACTACCCAACGACAATCACAACCCACAATGAGATAGCGAAGTTTAGAGAATATGTCTTCAATGTCATTGGTTCCAAAATGAGCATGAATAAAAACTCTATCGGAACCAAAGGTCTTATCAAACATACTTACAAGGTCACCTTCTTCGTAGCTATCTCTGATGTGGTCAATGTAGAGCCGAGCATCAGCTTCAATAGATAAGATACCATCGACTGTCCTTCGCCAATCTTCTTCGAGGGCAATAATACCCACGTTGTCGTTGGTTTTATTTATTAGCCAATGCTCTAGCTCTCGGGTAACTGATGACTTACCTAGACCCGTACCGCCTGTCAAAGTCATTAGTTCTCCTTGTCGGAGCCCAACAAGTTTCTTGTTCAGTCCATGCCAAGGATAAGGAACACTCTCTTTCTTTTCTCTATCCAAGAAAGAATTTTTCTTGTCGGACACTCGGATAATACCACTAGGAGTATATACCTTTGCATCCCACCAAGCTCTAGTAAACTCACCATGTAAGTTTTTTCTAAGCATATCGTTAGCATCCTTGTGACCATTCGGGATGGTAGCGATACGAGCCTTACGTGGCTTGATTATACTAGCGACTTTACGTGCCGCTTCTTTTCCTTGTTTGTCATTGTCAAAACAAATGACTACGTTATCAAAGCTTTCAACGTATTCGATGTTGTCTTTGATATCCCGGACTGCTCCTTGAGCTCCGTTCTTGATGGATACTACCGCCCACTTAGAACCGAGAAGTTCATAAGCCGCCATAGCATCGCATTCACCTTCAACGATAGTGAGATACTTCCCACCCTCTTTGAAAAGCTGTTGTCCGAACAAGCTTGCACCTGTCATAGTTCCCTCAAACTTAAAGTGTTTATCCTTTATGTAGCGAACCTTAGTGCCGACTTGTTCGTTGTTTATATGGTACGGATATCTGTGTTGAGCTAGCTCGCCTTGAGCGTTGTAGATAACTTTGACCCCGTACTTTAATGCTGTATCTTTTGAGATACCTCTATCAGACAAAGGAGCATATATTCCATTGTCAAATGTTTCTTTCTGTGGTGGTAATGGTGTTCTAGTCATAGGTTTAAAACTTCCCTCCTTACTCTTTGGTGAAAACTTATCACATGAAAAACATTTTGTAGACCCATCTTCATTAACAGCAAGTGCATCACTACTGCCACAATCCGGACAAGGTTGATGTACTTTAACAAAAGTTGAATTAGTATTCATAATGTGCATAAAAAAGGCTAGGTGTCTTATGCACAGAAAGACGACCTAGCCCGATTAAAATTTTCCTTAAGATTCTTTTTCTGTGCTTTCAGAATCCGTAGGCTGTTCAGGTGCATCAGCACTATAAATTTCTACGATTCTACTTGAAAAGAAATTAATGCCTGCCTGTAACTCTTCCAAGTCAAGAACAACATTAGCTTTCTTTTGGTTTAATCGTTGCAATCTTCCGAAGACTTGTTGACCTTCTTCAGGTAAATCTTCTACAAAGACTTGCACATCATCTATAGTGATGAAGGGTTTATCAGAGCCTTCAATGACTGTCGTTTCCTCTGCCATTTAAAACTCCTCCCCATCACCGAATGGATTGAGTTCGTCACCATCCTGTGATTTCATGGGTACTAAATCAAGAACCTGCATAGCCTGAAAGTCTAAGCTAATACCTGATTTCCCTGCGTATTCCCAAGGATATTCATTGTATTGAACTCTAACCTCAGAACCATTACCGACTGTTACGTCCATAGGCTCTTTGGATTTATTGAAAAGTTTAGGAGCTGAACGAGTTCCGTTCTTACCATTCACTTTTCTTTTTATGGTGACAGCTTTACCTATATATTGAGGCATACCATCATCATCTTTCAAACTAAAGTCCTTAACTTTAATTCCTCTAGCTTGAAAGTCTTGAGCATCTTCTTCACTAATTACTAGGTCTACTGTGTAGACTGGTTCAAAAGTGGTATTGGGAACTGTGACACTCGCCCAATACGCTTTGCCATTTGCAACTGCCATATCTTTTCTCCTTATAGCGTTTTAATTAATGTTGCTGATTATACTTGCTACCTTTCGGTAAGTCAAGTGTTTTTTCAAAAAAGTCTAAGACTTCTGTTGAAACTGTTTGTTCATCAAAGTGAACTAAAAATTTATCTTTCGCTACCCACTCATTCATAAAACTTGATTTAGTTTCATACAGTTCTTTTTCATTTTCTAATGTAAAGTCCTGCCATGAGCGGAACTGGTCTTCATTAAGTTCGTGTGTTGCCATAGTTATCCTCGCAGTAATTTGATTGGTAGCTTACAGCCCTGTTTATCTTGTGTCAAGCTGAAAGAATTTAAATACTTTTCAATAGCTCTTTGTAACTTACCGGGAATGTTTCTATTAAAACTTAAATTAATTATTTCTCGGTCAGCTACATCATAGCTCGCCACAAAAGCATAGTCTCTTCTCAAATTAATATTAGCAATATATTTTACTAAGTTCTGTGTAGGTCGAGGGCAAGAAGCAATAACCTTATTAGGAACAGGAGTATCCTTTATAGGGGCAGTTACTACCTCTTGCTCTCTTTCCTTTGGAGTGGAAATCTTTTCGGGAGGTGGTGCTGAAACTTCCGAAGGGGGGAGAGTCTGTTTGTTGACACCTTCGGTTATATGAGGAGGATTAGTCTCAGCACCTTGACTTTGTTCTTCTGCAATTCTTTGTGGTTGTGTATCAAAGAACATATTGTAAAATGATTCTGCAGCATTTTGAGTTTCACTTAATTGTCTTCTAACTTCTTCTATCTCCTGTGAATTATCTTCTATCTTCCTTTTAAGATATTCAAAATCTGTTGAATTACTTTGGACATATTGTGAGATTTTAATTAAATCATTATTTAATTTATTTATTTTTTTGAATTGTTCTTCTTGATACTTAGAGTCTTCAATTGCATTGAATATAAACAATCCAAGAACAAGAAAATAAACAGTTATTAATGCATAGTCTGATGGTTTCATATCTTCTCCTATTTAAAATATTTATGTAGACAACTTCTTTTGTCTTCATAACTTGCTATAATATCTAGCTCACCTTCAATGGTAGCCATGATATCGGGATGCTCTGCAACACCGACACATCTATCTAATAATACTTCAATGTTTGTTACGTGACTCTGAATCTTAGCTTCAAAAACTTTATCCAGTCCTTCTATTATTCTATCCTTTAAACTCATTTCTTTTTACCTTTCGTTTTAGTTTACCTCTCCAGTTCTTCTTCCAGACTTCCATAGTACCATCGCCAAAATGAACTGTCAAGACTCCGTTGTTTGCATGTAGAGCAGTTATTTTATCACGTTCTTGTTGCTCTGCATAGAGTTTATGTATATCATACTCAGTCATTTTCTTTTCCTTCGGTGCCTATCATAAATTAAATATAAGGGTTCATCTTGTATCCATTCTAACTTTTCTGTTGTTAGAAAAGGAGTTGGTTTAGAAGAAAACAAATACAACAAATAAAGATATAAACGAAGATGTGGATAATCATTTCGTTTACTATCAAACTCATAACGAGGATTTACATATAACTTTTTAAAGTTTTGTTTTTCTCTTTCGATAGTTTTAGAAAAAAATCTATTGTAAAAATCTTCAATGCTATTCGAATGGTAGTATTTCTTTTTAAATGCATTAGGTGTTCTTTTATAAACACTCCACTTTCCAGTAGTATAAAAATATTGAAATTTATCTGCGTAAGAATAAATATTTACTGTCGCACTTGAATTACCAATAATATAATTAACATTTTTACTGTCTAAAAAATCGGTGACTTCAAATAAAGTTTGATTTGTGTAATGTTTAAATTTATTATTACCCTTTGCATCTTTACCTGCCCAATGCCATTTGTCTTCTCTTATCGGATAAGGTCTGACATGAACGTAGTCAAGGTCATTTCTTACCATTGTAACCGGAAAATTTCTAAACTGTAAATAGCTATACAAATCATCAATTTCTTTTTCAGATGGTTCATGTAACAACCCATCAAATAATGGATATAAACTTACTCGGTCATAGTTAGCAATATATTGTAGTTCATAGTTATCTACTGAAGGAGCTAATCCCTTATCAATTCTTTCTATTTCTTCTTGAAATAAATTTTCAATGTGTGCTTCTGCCATAATTATATTCTCCACCACTCAGGTTTAGCTCTGCCTTTTTCCCATTTAGCATAATGCTTTTCGTTGATACAGTAATCCCGGTAAGCTTTGATTGGGTTTTTGTTTTTGTATTCATCAGGCATAGCCTGTGCAAGTGGTGTCATTTTTTTGTCAACAATATTATCAGGAACTTTCAACAATGGTATTTTTAATTTAGTAATACTTGCATGTTCTCTACCATACCTGTATTTGTATTCATCACCTAATGCTATGAAATGTTTGTATAACCAAGTATAATTACCTTGTCGTTCTCTAGCCCAAATCGTACAGGGATGATTCCAGTATGCTCGTTTGTAAAGTCCATTCGCATCTGCATAGTCATCACCATCAAGCTCTCTATGAGCAGTACATAACATCTGTGCTGTTTCCAATGGCATCTTCAC